TGGATATATTCATTAAAGACAAACTCGATTCAAACATTGATGTCGATTTCGTTGTTCGATATATCTCAACCCGTCTCCCAAAGCATTTAATGATCTCTGTCGACATTATCTATGTTGGACACTTTAAGATGCTTGTTGATAGAGAAGTAACAGCCATCTATGAGGATGGAGCTATTTACTTGTCAAATGAACAAGATTCTGAAATGGACATGATCGATGATCTTATTCACGAAATAGCACACTCAAATGAAAAAAGATATCAAGATATAATCTATGGAGACGGAAAACTTGAATCTGAATTCTTAGCAAAGCGTAGAGCACTTCAAAATGTTCTTCTCAACCAAGAGAAGAAATACAAAGTGCCAATTCATTTTGCTTTAGATCCAACATATAGTAATGTAATCGATGATTTTTTATACAAAGATGTTGGGTATAGTGCGTTGTGGCAAATGGTTCCGGGAATATTCCCCTCTCCATACGCTGCGACGTCTCTTCGTGAATACTTCGCGAGAGGCTTTGAAGAATACTTTATGGGTAATCCAAAAGAATTAAAAGAAGCCTGTCCTGTACTATACTCAAAGATGTATAAATTACACAATATGGAGGACTAATGCATATATCATACTCAGAACTTAAACTATGGGCGGAGTGCGCATGGAAACACAAGCTTGTATATAAGGATAAAATAAAGAAATTTGTTGGAAACGAATACACGGCTTTTGGTAGAGCATTACACCTATTGTGTGAGAATGCTATTGAAGATAAGATTCAAGAAGAAGATCATGATGACTTTTTCGAAGCTGCTTTCCAAAAAGAGATTGTGGATCTCATGAGGAAAGAAGTTGAACTTGATCAAAAGATGATAGACGATATGCTTGAACAAGCAAAGAGAATCTCTCCAAAGATTATTCCTGAAGTTGTTAAATACTTTGACAATTATGAGGTTGTTTCTGTTGAAGAAAATCTTATGCTTCCAGTGAAAGAAGTTAAAGACCTATCATACAACTTCAAGGGTTATATTGATTTAGTCCTGAAGACATCTGATGGTAAATTTGTTCATGGGGTTGGGACGCAAAAAAGCGTTCTGATAAATTTATAACATATCAGTTAACTCTTTATAAGAAGTTTTTCTGCCAAAAGCACGATATTGATCCAAAGATGGTTGAAACTCATTTTGCCCTCTTAAAAAGAACAGCAAAGAAAGATCACGTTGAGATCTTCCGAGTAACATCTGGTCCTCGTAAAACACAAAACGCCACAGACTTGCTTATACAGGGCATCAAAACAATAAATAGTGGTGTTCATTTTAAGAACAGAAACTCATGCAAATTCTGTGAATTCAATAACACTGAGCATTGCCCGAGATAAAAAAATAAAAAAATAAAAAAAATATTTGACAAAGCCATCACAACGTGTTATAATATAAGTAAAAACAAAATGAGGTGATAATTGTCAAAAATTAAAGTGTTGACTTTGAGTGACCACCCACTTTCTCCATCGGGTGTTGGAACTCAAACAAAGTACATGTGTGAAGCTCTTCTCAAAACGGGAAGATATGAGATTATAAGTTTAGGTGGTGCGATAAAGCATAAAAATTATAATCCGGTTCAAGTCGAGCCATATGGAGAAGATTGGAAGATTGTTCCGGTCGATGGCTACGGAACTCAAGATATGATACGCTCTATCTTAAAAACAGAGAAGCCTGACATTCTCTGGTTTATGACCGACCCCCGCTTTTATGGGTGGTTATGGGAGATTGAAAATGAAATACGTCCTCTTTGTTCAATGGTTTACTACCATGTTTGGGACAACTTTCCTACACCTATGTTTAACCGTAGGTATTATCTCTCTAACGATCATATTGCCACTATCTCTAAAGTTACTGATGAAATTGTTAAACAGGCAGCACCAGAAGTAGACAGAACATACATACCACATGCGGTTCACCCCGATGTTTTTAGACCTTTTTCCGATGAAGATATCAAGAAGATAAGAGAAAACTCTTTGATTCCTGAAGATCGGGAAAAGGTCATTTTCTTTTGGAACAATAGAAATGCTAGAAGAAAGCAATCTGGGACTCTTGTCTGGTGGTTTAAAGAATGGCTTGATAAAGAAAACTTGCATGACAAAGCTTGTCTTATAATGCACACAGAGCCAAAAGATCCTCACGGACAAGATCTTGAACATATCATCAATCATCTAAAGCTAGAAGATAGACAGATCATGCTATCAACTCAAAAGATCTCCCCTCAAGATCTAGCATCTATGTATAATATGGTCGACTGTACCATTAACATCTCAGACGCTGAGGGTTTTGGTTTGGCAACTCTTGAATCATTATCTTGCGGAACTCCCATCATTGTCAATATGACAGGAGGACTACAAGAACAAGTTACCGACGGAAACAACGAATTCGGAATACCCATCTTTCCTACCTCAAAGTCTGTCATAGGCTCTCAGCAAGTTCCATATATCTATGAAGATAGGATAAGCAAGAAACAGTTTCATTCTGCTCTAAACAAGATATATAAGATGGGACAAGAGAACAGGAGACAGCTTGGAATGGATGGTCGACAACATGTATTAGACAACTACAACTTTCTTAACTTTGAAAAGCAATGGGTTGAGACAATGGATTCGGTATATGAAAAGAAAAATAGCCGAGACATCATCAACATTATTCGTTTTAAGGAGGTTGCATAATGAAGAAGAAGATATTTGTAAGAGGTCCCGTATTATCACAGAGTGGATACGGAGAACAATCTCGTTTCGCTTTGAGAGCGTTGAAGAGTCGAGAAGACTTATTTGATATTTATATCCAACCTATTCCATGGGGAAAAACCGGATGGATATGGCAAGAAGATGAATTACGTGAATGGATGGATAACAGAATAGCTGAGACTCAAATACTCGGACAACAAAAACGACTAAACCCAGATATTTCACTACAGATTACAATACCAAACGAGTTTGAGAAACTATGTCCAGTAAATATAGCATACACAGCCGGTATTGAAACAAATAAATGTTCACCTCAATGGTTGCCTAAGTGTAATGAGATGGACAAGGTACTAGTTGTATCAAACCATGCAAAAACATCATTAGTTGACACGGTTGCAACAGCAAAGAATAACCAAACCGGCGAAGAGTTTCCTTATCGTTGTGAAACTCCCGTCGAAGTTGTGTGGGAAAACACACCAAGACACGAACCAGAGGAGATAAATGGATTCGAATTACAATATGATAATAACTTCCTTGTTGTATCCCAAATGGGACCAAGAAAGAACTTTGAGAACACCGTCAAATGGTTTGTTGAAGAGTTTATCGACCAAGAAGTTGGTCTTGTTATTAAGACGAATGTTCGCTCGAACTGTTTGATGGATTTTGAAGCAACTGAAAACATTCTTAAGAATATGCTTTCAAACTACCCAGAACGCAAATGCAAGGTCTATTTGCTTCACGGGGACCTAACCCCCGGTCAAATGACTGGACTCTATAGGAACCCCAAAATAGCCGCTTTAGTGAACATCTCTCATGGTGAAGGATTCGGACTTCCAATGTTTGAAGCTGCGAGAGAAGGTTTGCCGGTTGTCGCAATCGGATGGTCAGGACAAGTTGACTTTCTTCATGATAATGGCAAAGACTATTTCCAAAAGGTTGACTTCACAATGCAACCCGTGCAACCACAAGCTGTATGGGACGGAGTAATTGAGAAAGAATCTATGTGGGCGTTTGCTGATCAGGGAAGCTACAAGATGACCTTGAGAAGAACGCTAAAGAATATTGATAAGTGTCGAGAGACTGCTAAGGAGCTACAAGAGATTGTGAATGAGCGGTTTAGTGATGAAAGATTGTTTGAAGGGTTTTGTCATTCAATCTACAAACCTGACCCTGAAGTTGAAGAGTGGCTAGCTGAATTAGAGGAAATGGTAGATGCATAAAGAAATTATATTTTTATCTGATTTTTATTACCCTGAATTCACAGGCGGTGCTGAATTAAATGATTATTCTTTAATTTCAAGACTCACAGAGGCAAGAAATTTAAAAATTTGTAAAATGAAATGTGCAGAGGTAGATTTGAATTTTATTAAAGATAACAAAAGCAGTAAATTTATAGTTTCAAACTTTGTCACATTACCAGAAGCGGTTAAAAAGTATCTAATTTCTGACTGTAGATATATAATTTACGAACACGATCACAAATATCTAAAGAAAAGAAATCCTATTTTTTATAAGGATTTTGTTGCACCCGAGCAAGAACTAGCAAATCAACAATTTTATAAAAATGCCGAGTCTGTAGTTTGTTTGACAAAACTAGCAGTTGATGTCTTTAAAGCAAATACTGGTTTGAATAACGCTTCTAGGATAGGCTCCTCTGTATGGACTGATAGTGATCTTGACTATATTAACAAAATTAGAAAGAAAAATAAGAAAAATTGTTTTGCAATTATGGATAGTGAAAATCCAATAAAGAAAAAATATCAATGCATTGAATATTGTAAGAAAAACAATATAAATTTTGAATTGATAAAAGATAACAGACACAGACACTTTTTAGATAGATTGAGCGAATACAGTGGACTAGTTTTTATGACAGGGCACTTGGAAACGTGTTGTAGGATTATCGTTGAAGCAAAAATGTTGAATTTAAAAGTCATCACACAGAAAAAACTCATTGGAGCTGCTTCTGAGGAGTCTTTTAAATTAAACGGTGAACAGTTGGTCGACGAAATTAGAAGAGTATCTGCTAACTCGGTCAATTTATTTTTTGGAGGTAAACAATGATTTATTATATTGATATTGATGAAACAATAGCGGAAACACCCGTTGACCGTGATTATACAAAAAGTAAGCCAATTATGAAGAACATAGATAAAGCTAACAAACTTTATGAAAAGGGAAATACAATAATTTACTGGACAGCAAGGGGTACCGTTAGCGGCTTAAATTGGAGAACTGTAACAGAAAAACAATTTGCTGACTGGGGTGTTAAATATCATGAGTTGAAATTCGGAAAACCAAATTACGACATTTTAATTTGTGATAAGGCAATGAATTCAGAGGATTGGGAATGAAAATAGTTTCAGTTATTACTGCTCGCGGAGGAAGTAAAGGTGTACCTAGAAAAAACATTGTTGATGTGAATGGAAAGCCACTAATTTGGTATTCTATAAAGGCATCTTTAGATTCCATTGTAGATGAAACTTGGGTGTCAACTGAGGATAAAGAGATAAAAAAGATTTCCCTCCTCAGCGGAGCAAAAGTTATAGACAGGCCTAAACATCTAGCAGATGATATTATAATGCCAGACCCAGCACTATTACATGCGGCTGAAAATATCGATTTTGATGTTTTAGTATTTATCCAACCTTGTGCTGCTTTGATAAAGCCAAAATTTATTAATGAAGGTGTGAATTTGATAATTGAAAAAGGCTATGATTCTTCATTTGCTGTTGTTAGAGAAAGTTGGATGCCCGTTTGGACACTTGATGTCAAACCTATTGACTGGGATATTCACAGTAGACCCCGTAGGCAAGATAAGGAAGAGTGGTATAAGGAAGCTGGTATGTTCTATGTTACAACTAGAGAAGCTCTACTACAAAGTGGCTTAAGGTACAGTGGGAACATTGGGACCGTAGAGATACCCCTAAAAGACAGTTTTCAAATAGACAACTATCAAGATTTAGAACTCTTAAGGAAGGTTTTATGATAGTGGCAGAAATAGGTTTGAATCATATGGGTTGTGAGAAGTATTTAATGGATTATGTTAAGCATTTGATAGATTCTCCTGTCGATGCTATAACCCTACAGATAAGAGAAGAAAAATTTTATAAAAATACAAATTTTGGGGATTTGACCCTAGAACAGAGTGTCTATGATAAAGTTCATAAAATAGTGTCTTCTAATAAAAAGAAATTTGGAATAGCAATTTCAGATTTAAGTTATCTTTCGTATTTTAATGACAAAGTTGACTTCTATAAAGTTTTAAGTAAAGACTTAAACAATGATGAAATCATGAACAAACTTATCAATCAAGTTGATAAGCCTATTTTTGTCTCAACGGGCCTGTCTTCATGTGATGAGATAAATTTATTTATAAATAAAATAAAAGTTGACAAGAAGAAAAACATAAGTTTAATACATACAAGATTGAGCAATAGGGTTGAAGATACTAATTTAAAAGCAATAGAGAAGATGAAAAAACAATTCAAACTACCAGTAGCTTTTGGAAACCATTGTGAGAATCCAATGGTCACATACGCAGCTCTAGCTTTTGAACCCTCCGCTATTTTTTTATACATTAAAGGAAACAAGACCATTCAGCATCCTGACAACAATCACGCAATTCTTTTAAAGGATATCAGAGAATATTCAACAAATATTAAACAAATTGTAAAGTCTATTGGTAATGGACACAAAGAAATAACACATAACTCAATAAAGGGGCAAATATGAGCAAAAAAGCAGTAGTAGTAGCAGGTTCCAGAGGTATAGGTAAAGCAATCGCGGACTGCCTCTCAGACTTAAATTTTGATGTACTGGCTACCTCAAAAAAAGACCTAGATACATCAAATTTAAAAACAGTAAAAGAATTTATAAATAAAAATCAAGAAACAGACGTCTTAGTACTAAACACAGGGGGTCCACCCGCTATTAACTTTTACAACATAACAGAAGATGAATTTCAAAAGTACCATAATCAACTATTCTTGAGTTTCTGCTTGATGCTGCAGAATATTGAGATAAGAGATGGGGGATATGTTTTCTTAATTTCTTCATTCAATATTAAGGAACCAAATCCGAAACTCTTACTTTCTAATTGCTACAGAATAGCATTTACTAGTGTTTTAAAGTCTCTTTCAAGAGAATTATCAAAGAGAAATGTAACCTGCATAAACATAGCACCCGGACCAATAAAAACTGAAAGGTTGTATAATTTGGTAGAGAACATGGAAGAGTTTGAAAAACAATTACCACTACAGCGAGCCGCTGAACCATCAGAACTAGGACTTTTTGTAAAAACAATTGTTGAAAATAACATAAAATACTTGAATGGTGTCACAATTAATTTTGACGGTGGTCATTCAAATTATGTTTTATAAATTTATATTTTAAAAAAGGAAAAAAAATGTTTTATATTTTTGAAATGGCAAATAATCACCAAGGCAGCGTTGAACATGCTAAAAAGATTATAGATGAATTTGCTGCTCTATCGGCTAAAATGAAAATAAGATCGGGCATTAAATTGCAATTTAGACAATTAGATACGTTTATTCACAAAGACTTTAAAAATTCTGATTTAAAGTTTGTTAAAAGATTTAATTCAACAAGACTGTCGAAAGAGCAGTTTTTAGAAATAGTAGAATATATCAAGGACTCTGGTATGGTTCCTATAGCAACACCATTCGATAATGAGTCTTTATCTTGGTTTGAAGAATTTGAAATACCAGTTGTCAAAGTAGCAAGTTGCTCTGTTGACGATTGGCCACTGTTGAATGAAATATGCAAAATTAATAAAAAAATAATTATCTCAACTGCTGGTGCTGATTTTAAAACACTGAAAAAAGTTTATAGATTGTTTAAAACAAACAAAAGAGATTTTTCCTTTATGCACTGTGTTGGCGAGTACCCAACTCCTATTGAAAATTCAAATTTAGAAAGGATAGAGCTTTTAAAAGCTGAATTTTGTGATGTAGAAATTGGCTTTTCAACACACGAATCGCCAAACCAAAAATCAATGAGTCCATATGCTGTCGCAATGGGTTGTACTATTTTAGAAAAACATGTAGGAGTAGAGACTGACACTATCAAGCTCAATGCATACTCCAACACTTCTAAGCAAATGGAAGAAACAATAAGAGAAATACAATTAGTCCAATCCGCTATAACAGGTGTGTCTGCTATAGAAACAGAGTCGCTGCTAAGATTGAAAAGAGGTGCCTATCTCAAAAATAATTTAAAAGCAGGTCAAACAATAAAAGAAGAAGATATCTATTACGCAATGCCAGTACAAGACAACCAGTTTAACGCGTCGAACATAGATTCTTATTTAAATAAAAAGGTTGCTGAAAATCTAAGAATGGACTCGCCATTGATGAAAAATTGCATAGCAAACGAAAATTCTGATACTATTGAAATCATCAAAGCAAAGATAGCTAAAATTCTTAGTGAGGCGAAAATTGCTATGTCTGGGTTTGAAAAAATTCAACTTTCTTGCCACTATGGTTTAGACAATTTTTATGAATACGGAGCAGTAATTGTCGATAAAATAAACAGAGAATATTGCAAGAAACTAATCATTATGATGCCTCAACAAAAACATCCATCACATAGACATATAAAAAAAGAGGAGGCATTTGAGCTGTTACATGGAGATTGCACGTTATTTCTAAATGACAAAGAAATATGCTTACAAAAGGGTATGCCTGTGTTGATACCCAGAGGCGTTCGACATTCTTTTACTAGTAAAACAGGCTGTGTCATAGAGGAAATTTCAACAACTCATCACATTGGAGACTCAATTTACGAAGATGTGAAGATAAACACGTTAAATATTTCCGACAGGAAAATAAACATAAAAGTATAAAGGAAAACAATGAATTTTAAAGAAAAATTTGATAAGTTTGGTTTTTTAGTCCTTAGAAAAGCTTTTGATGTTGAAGCTTGTAAGGTTCTAAAAGAAACAATTTTAGAATATTTCACAAACGAACAAGGACAACTATTAAAAAATACGACCAAAAACTATAGAGACGGAAAACAATGCACTGCACCTATGGCTTTTAATAACGTGGAATTATATAAATTGAATACAATATTTAATAACAAAAAACTGAACGACACACTAAACGATATAACTGGAAATAAACTAATGTTTCTTCATCATTCTGATGCTCATGTGGATACTGTTGCTGGAAAAGGATGGCACACAGACGCCATAAACAATTCTGACGGTAGGCAAGGTCGACGATGGAAAGATATGTACATAACTAAGGATTTTTGGTCAATTCAAGATAAAGAAAAATATTGTGTAATAAGAATAGCACTATACCTGCAACAACACACAGATGATAAAAATGGCCTATTTGTCAGAGCTGGTAGTCACAATAAAGGCAAAATTCAAAAAGAGCTTTATGTTAAAACAAATTTAGGAGATGTCATATTATTTGATGCAAGACTCCAGCATCGTGGAGGCTCAACTGTTAGAAAAGGTGACAAAAGAGCAGCAATTTTTTGGGCCATGGGGCGAGATAACGTTTTTTCTCATGAACATGCCAACGCAGCTATAGCAAGACAAATACACCAACTTGGGATACATGAATACATAATGAATATGCAAGTAAAAAAAATTTTAGATAAGAATAATATAGGATACTAAATGAGTTTAGCAATTTTTATAAAAAGTGCTGGTGACAATATAAACAAAGAGAATCTAAAAGATACTTTATCTTCTATTGTCAAAAACACAAAAGAAGAATTTGAACTACATTTGGTTTTGGAAGAATCTCAAAAAAAAGTCTTAAATGGTCTGAAAATTGATAAACACTTAGGATCTGTAAAAACAGCAAATCCTAAAACATCTTGGGCTGAAGACTTTAATATGTTTTTCGATTCGGTAAAAAATACTCATGAGTGGTTGCTTTATTGTCATGATGACCTTGAAATTTTAACACCGGGCTGGTTCACAAAAAGTAAAAAAATTGTAGGAAGTCGGCAAGATATTGGATGGATAACATATAGTCAACCAACTTGGTATATGCACTATGGCGAGCCAAGATCTCAAGTTGCAAGACCCGGTTTTCATTCTGATAGGTTTTCTTATCCTTGTATTCATGAGTGTCACAAATACGATAGAGGCCGAGACTGGAACAATAAAAAATTAATGAAGGAAAAATTACATTTGCCAAAAAAGCCTGTAAAAATACATGGGCCATACTCTGTCTTTAATTTAATAAAAATGCATAACATGAAAAAAATTGGATTTTGTGAAGATTGGAATCCATACACAATGTTAATTGATGAGGATTGGGCACTTGAGTCGTTAAAAAACAATCTTATCAATATTTGGATTCCGAATGTGTTTTATCTACACCCATTAAGATGGAAAGAAAGAAAATCACCAGACCGGTTCAAAAAACAAGCTCAAAAAGGTTTTTTCAATAAATGGGGCTTCAACGGAGGAACAGCCCACATTACGGACAACGAAATAGAATATATCTGTGAGCGCTATGCTGATACCAATGTTCCTTGGTCTAGGAACAGACTTTCTTATGACTGGGAATATATAGAGGAAAATCATAATGAATAACGAAAATTATAGGTTTTGGAAAAAAGTTTGGAATTCGAAGGGAGAAAGCAACAGTGTAGATCTTTTGTTCCTAGATGGTTATGAACACTTAGAGTCCAATTTTTCAAGTCAACAAATTACACAAGAAATTATCAATAGCTTGAAAATTAATAATACAGATCGTGTCTTAGAAGTTGCTTGTGGTTGTGGGTTTTTATCCAGAGAATTTAATAATTTATGCACTTATGTAGGAGTTGATTACTCAAAACCAATAATTGCAAAGCACAAAGAACTATTCAAACATGAGGTGTATGTTTGTGAGTCTAACAATTTGTTTTTTCAGGACAATAGTTTTGACCATGTGTTTTGTTATGGACTATTTCAGTACCTGCCAAATATAGAATATGCCGAACAGACTATAGCCGAGATGTGCAGGGTTTCAAAAAACGGTATTTATTTGGGAGATCTAAAGAAAACAAAAACCAGAGATCAACACTTTGTTTATCCGGTGTTTAAATTACAAGATAAAGATTTTAGATTTAGCAAGTGTATACACACACCTAAAAATCAAGATCGGTTCAATGCGTACAAAATAAAAGGAGAAGTATGATTTGGAATGAAATTTTATGCGTAGGAGATTCAATCACTTACGGAGCTAGAGATGAGTTTGGAAGATCCTTCCCAGCTGAATTGGCACAAATGTTGACAAATGAAACTGGTGAAGTGTATTTCTGTCACAATCATGGTGTAAACGGAGAAACAAGTTCCGACTTGTTGAGAAGGATTTGGAAAGCCTGCAGTTCGCACAAAGAGAGTAAGATAATGACTATTCTCATAGGAACTAATGATACACAAAAAGATATCCCCACTAACATCTATGAAGACAATTTGAGGCAAATTATAACAACGGGAAAAATTTTTAAAAAACACATCTTCCTCTTGACTCTTCCAAAACTGGACTTTACTCCTTTGTATTTAACAAATTCTAATAACATAAATGAATACAATTTGATTATCAAAAAACTAGCATTGGAGTATAATTTAAATTTAATTAATCTAAATGGTGTTGAAAAACACTACATTGACGGAGTTCATTTTAAAAATTCCGGAAATATAGAAATAGCAAAAAGAATAAAAACGGTAATATTAAATTCACAAACTTAGGAGAAAAAAATGAAAATATTAATAACAGGTTGTAAAGGAGTTGTGGGTTCAAAATTATTTGAAGTTTTGTCAAATAATGGCCACGATGTTTTTGGAGTTGACCTTATGCATACTAATGATGTTTATGGCCACGGCCTTGGCTCCGTTGCTGAACAAAATTATTTTCGTTGTGACATTTCTGAATATAGACAAATATCTTCTGTCGTAGAATTTGTAAAACCAGATCTGATTTACAATTGTGCTGCTGAATTTGGAAGATGGAATGGTGAACATTTTTACGAACATGTTTGGAGAACAAATACTATAGGTTTAAAACACATTATCAGATTGCAAGAAAAGTATCGGTTTAAGCTAATACAATGTTCAACATCAGAAGTGTATGGTGATTATTATGATGTTATGTGGGAAAATGTTCTAAATAAAACACCAATTGTTCAATTAAATGATTATGCTATCTCAAAAAGAGCTAACGAGATGCAAATTTTTAATTCAAGAACACAATATGACACGGAAACAGTCATAGTTAGGATATTCAACACCTATGGTCCCGGTGAGTGGTATCATCCATTTAGAAGTGTAAACTGCTTGTTTACATACAATTTATTACATAATAAACCAATAACTGTCTTTTCTGGTCATACGAGAACAAGTACCTATATTTATGATTGTGTTGATGCACTATCGGAAATAGCGAACAATTTTAAAAACGGAGAAATATACAATCTAGCCTCAACACAACATCATACAATAGAATATTTGGCAAATTTGATACTTGAAGAAACTGGTGCTGATCCTTCTTTGGTTAGTTGGTGTAACACCAGTGAAATTTTAACCACCAAAGACAAATTTGTAAATGCAGAAAAAGCTGCACGGGACTTAAAAATGAAAGAAAGTGTCACACTAAAAGAAGGAGTAAACAGAACAGTTAAGTGGATGAGGGAGTTTTACAGAGTATGAAATTCTTACATAGTCTTAAAAATTGTAGAGCTTTCTTAAAAGGAGATATTCATCCAAGCGATACCTGTTCAGTCGTTGGAAATTCAGGTGTTTTATTGAAACAAAACAATGGCACCATAATAGATAGTGCAGAACAGGTCATAAGATTCAATTGGGCAAAGTGTAATGGCTTTGAAAATCATGTTGGCCGCAAAACAACAATAAGAGTGGTGAATTGTCATCTTATCTTAAACATAGATAACAAAGAATATTTTAAAGTGCAGAAGCAGAGATACCCTTCATTAGATAGATACGAGTTGTACAATTTTAAAGATGAAATTATAGTTTTCAAAACAGATCCAAGCTGGCAACTGTGGAAGAAAAAAGAAATTATATCAAAGGTTGAGAAAAATAATGAGGTATTCTTTATTCATGAAGATTTTTATAATTTAGCAAAAAAAATAAATAATAACAAAGAAGCATCAAATGGGTTTATTGGTGTTTTACTATCACTAAGAAATAATGTCACAACAAACTGTTTTGGATTTTCTTTTTATAAGGACAATGAAAAAAAACATTATTACGAAAAAGTAGTTTATGATAAACAACACTTGGGTCACAACTTTGATTTAGAACACAAGTGGTTTAGCTTATTTGAAAAGAATAAGTTAATTAAGATATATTGAAAAAAGGAGAAAAAATGAAATTATCTGATCAAGCAATGGGAGCCATCATGATGGCGCTGCAAAAATCCCTATTAGAACAAACGGACATTGTCCCTGTTCTTAAAAACTTTGAGCTGGAACTTATGGACGATGGAACTCTTCTTGTCAAGAATCCACCAGTTGTGAAAGCCAAAAAGACCCCAACAATCTTAACAGGAAAAGAGTAATGCCTAGGTATGTTTACGAATGCTCAGGTTGCGGTGGTCAATTTCAAACGGTTCATGGGATGAACGAAGAGCAACACAAGTGCGAGCTTTGCTTTTCGTTTGTCTCGGAGCTTAAGAGAATACCTCAAATGACCTACACTCAAAATAAAGAAACTCAATCAGCTCAGAGAGTAAAAGAGGCCATTGAAGAGAATCGAGAGATTCTTAGACAAGCTTCAAAAGAAGCAAAGGACAAAACATATGACGGTTAACATAGCTCTTATAATAGCCCTAGTAGTATCCATAGGTATCAATATTTTCGGGTTTTGGTATGTTAGGGATATATTAGGTAGGTTAACTTGGATAAGTCAAAATATCACTGATATTGCGCAAGTAATAGCTATTTATCAAGGCCACTTGAAAGCAATATTTAACCTAGAGCAGTTCTATGGAGATAAAGAGATTGAAGGTCTTGTTGAACATACAAGGGCGACGATAGAAATATTAGAGGATTACCAAACAGCAGTTTTAGAATTAGAGCCTGTTGAAGTGGAGGACACAAACCAAGAGGAAATAAATAATGCCGAAGAAGAAGAAAGCATCGAAAAGGATGTACTTTACGCAGGTACACGAAGACGCGATAGTTGAGTACTGCTTAGAAAACACAACGTTTAAAAGGAGATCTCAATTGTATGAAGATCTCATTCAACCAGCTTTTAGTGAGATGGTGGATAAGATAGTCTATACATATCGCTTTACAACGCTCCCAAACATTGATGAGCTGCGTGACGACTGTAAGGTATGGTTAACCACTATCTTAGCAAAATACGACCCTAATAGGGGTTCTAAGGCATTTTCTTACTTTAGTGTAATAACTAAGAACTGGTTCATCCATCAAGTAAAGAAGACATCTAAAAGAGCCAAGAGAGAAGTTGATTTTGATCTCGTTGCTGGAGAGGTATACAACAAAGTTATGATGGCTGAGGATGAATATCATCATATTCAAGAACAAAAAGAATTTTGGGAACAACTTTGGAACGAGATCAACAGTTGGGATTCTAAACAGATGTCCGAAAACGAAAAGAAGGTATATGATGCCGTTAAGGTTCTTTTAGAGTCAATTGATGATATCGAAATCTTTAACAAAAAGGCTGTTTATCTCTATCTCCGAGAATTGACCGGCTTGTCTACAAAACAAATCGTATCTCAGCTCAACAAAATGAGAAAAAAGTATCGTGTGTTTAGATCAGATTGGGATAACGGTAAAATTTAAATATTTCTATTTATTGTATGAGTAAAAAATTAGATGACATAATAGAGAAAGCTCTTAAAAACATTGAAAAGGATCGCGAGGTAACTCGAGATCTCTTGGATGATGCAATTAATTATCTTTCAAAAGATGAGTCTCGCCATCGAGACATTGGCATGACATTGGCTAAATATGTTGAGGTTCTTCAACGTTCAAACGAGCAAATGGTCAAAGTCGCTTCTTTGGTTCAAAAAGAGGAAAAAACTGCCGATGGCTTGTCGGAGAAAGATATGGAAGATATCTTCTCTATGATTGACAAGGAGAAGAGTAATGAGTAACCCAGATCTTCGAGGCTATGGTTCAGGAAGAGGCACCGAAGTTCATAATGACCCGGAAGCTCATTACCGCAAAAACTTAGAGGAAGCCAAGGAAGTTGTCAACAGAGATAGGCTTTATACAGACATAACACAGTGTGATGCTGTTGTCATATCTGACAGAGGTGGAGAGTATGGCGGAACAACAGATAGGGAAATTGAGACCGATCAGAGTGGTACAACCAAATATATTAGCGTTATTATAAGATTTATAGGCCCACCTGATAATCCAACAAGACACCCAGATCAGCACAAGAAAGACCCTTTATCTGCTAAAAACAAAGAAGAGTTTCTCAAGCTTCGAAGTTTGAACGCCACAAGAGCTGTGAAGGAGCCGATGCTTTATGGGTGGTTTGGAGAACCAGAAATAGGCAGCATTGTCAGGTGTACCAAAAGAGACAATATTTGGGAAATAGATTTTGCTTATAATCGAAGTCACCAACCTTATGATGATTTTGTCAAAAGAATGGAGAATCCAACAGAAGGTTCCGGAAAAGCTGCGTTTGCCTCTGCCGGAAGTAATGGAGCTGGAGCTCCCGGCTCTTCTAATAACAGTCCTGCATCTTCACCAGCAGTTGTTAAGTTCGAATCGGATTTGCAAACAAAAATAACCGGCATGGGTTTAAAATTTAAAGTAACAGATCGTTCAAGAACTGTCGAAATGCAAATGGAACGAATAAAGAATAAGTTTTATAACAATGGACCACAAGAGGTAATATCGTCCTATGGAAAGAACAGAGGCGCTGCTATGGTCAAGGCAATACAGAGCGCAGATGATGAAGCTCTAAAGAAATTAGCGGCAAAATCCAGTAAACACCTTAAAGGTGCTGCGATTGATATTAGGTCTTGGCACTATACTGATTCTGAAATTCCAATAGTGTTGGATACAATAAGAGAGCTTGGAGGAGACCCTTTATTAGAAAACACAGAAGGTTGCTGGACAAATTCAGGTAAGGGCGTCACCACAACACAAAGAATTTCTGGAGCGAAAGCCGGAGGTTCTGGTAGGAATACTCCGTGTCATAACGAACATATACATATTGATATCCCAGAAGATTATGATACAAAGTTAGAAAGTTAAAAAGGAAGCGATATTTCTATGTCGACATATAAAGTAGATAAATCTCAAAATAAAGAAAGAATTAATGCAACACGAAAAGTTTTAAAAACAAAGGGTACTGCTGGTTCACACCAGAAAGAACCTATCCCTCTTTACAATCAGACTCCTCGTGAGACAACTATCTCTAATAAAAATTCTTGGGTAGTCTTAGGAGGCGACAGACCAGCCAGCCCAGTTTCTGGTCAAGCAGGTAAAGGCTCCACACAAGCTAGTTCGATAGATTTGGTAGTAGGTAGAGGAGCAGGAAGAGATGGAGAACCTCCAGATAATGATGTAATGCTTGATTCTAACTTTGCCGAAGACGCAGCTCGCATATATATAACTCAAAAAGGAGACGCCGATACATATTTTGGAATTGCCAAAGGTGTTTATGGTGATTTTATGTCTTCGGACAAGAAATCAGCAATTGGCGTGAAAGCTGACCATATTAGACTAATGGCGAGAGAGGGTGTGAAGATTGTCACTGGTAAAGCCAAAAATGCTTTTGCACAATCAGAAAAGAATTCTTTAGGAGAGGAAGTTGGAAAAGTTCCCCCAATAGAGTTCATAGCTGGAAACTACACAAATGATAATTTTGTTTTACAATCAAACAGGATTCTCCAACCTTTGGCAAAAGGAGAAAATTTGGTAGAGTATTTATTAGAACTTCAAACTTGGCTTGGAAAACTTTTAGGCATGGTACAACTAAATACTATGGATTTGGTGGCTTGTAATACAACCTTGACGGGCCTAACAGCTGCTTTAGCTCCTCCGTTATCCATTGTTCACGGCGGACTAGTGGTATCCGAAGGACTCAGATCAGGAATAATGATAGCAGATCAGATGAATTTAGCAGGTTTGCAAGTAAATTACCTAGATCCTGTTGGAAAGGTATATATAAACAGTACACATGTGTTCACAACATAAGGAAAGGGTATGGCAAAGCGTTGGTATTTAGATATAGGAAGAAACTCGGGAAACTCTGGCAACTTTGTTAGGGTGTATTTAACACGCAGATTTTACACCAATTTAAAGCGTGATGACGAGTACGTCCCAGTTGAAGATCCATATAAAAACACTGGACAAGATGGCAACTTCACAGAAGATTTTGTAAGACGTTTTAAAATAACGTTTTTTGCAAAAGGCAATGCTGGTTTTGAAATATTGAATAACAAACTCTCAACAGAAGGTAGAAAAAATATAAAAATAGCTTTTAAAGGCGGAGATAAAAACAATGTAAATAAATTTGAAAAAGAGGTGTACCTTTATCTTACGCGATACATTGAGCATTATTATGATGTTCACTATTACCAAAGCAGCCTTGGTTCACTAGATTCAGATCCGAAAATAAATTGGAAAATAGAACCGGTTCTATATCAGGACAACTCACCAGTTTATATTGATTTTGACGAATATATTGATAGTAGTTATATGGAAGGTCTCTATAACGACGGCATAGGTACAGATCTTGTACCATATAAAGATGTACCAAACGACACACAGATGTTTGATAGCCCCTTCAAGTTTAACTATAATAGGTATGAAGAGTATGAAGATCCCAATGAAATTGGTTCAAGTTTGGGAAGTTTTATAACATCAGGCGTGAATCCATATTCAGAAGAAAGTCAACAACAAGAAGAAGAGACAGAATTGACTCAACAAGTGACAACAACAGAATCGACATCATATGGAGAACCCGG